CTGTTATTGTTACTGTTAAATCTGCTGTTTCTACTGTTGTTGCCATGTTTTATTTTTTTAATATGTATATGTTTCTACTGTTAAGTTTACAAAAATCTCTGATCCTGCACCACCACCTTCTTTGAACATTGGAAATAAAATATCACCTGCTGCTAAAGATGCTGATGTAATTGTTGTTTCTTCAAAAGCTACTAATTTACTATCATTACCTAAACCTGTTACTGAAATCTCATCTACAACGACAGGCACTACATTAGAAATGCTATCAGCTACAGGTGTGATTTTACAAATTGCTATAGTTACTGCATTTGTGCCATCACTTGATAACCAACCTTTAATTCTTTGGACTGTAGATGCAAAAGGTACTACATGACCTGAACCTGCTCTAAAAAAGTTTTTAGGCAATATTGACCCTGAAGCTACTGCAGTAGCACCATAATCCTGATCCCATTGATATGGTGCTTTATTGTCAGCTAAATCCTCACCATAAGAATAATTATTTAATCCTGCACCTATGTAACCTTGCATCTTATAGTTTGTTACACCAACTAGAGATTTAGATATATATTCTAAACTACCATCTGTTGTACCACTACCATCACTTGCACCTTTAGACAAAACTGTATCATTTGTTGCAGCTTCAAACCCTTTTGGGTTGTGTCTATTAGCATCTTGTAAATTTTTATGTTCGTTTGCAGCCATAATTTATTTTATTTAACAATCATCACATGGACAAAAATCCTTCCAACTTGTATATGTTCTTGGTCTTTGGTAAATACTATCATACATAATTATACCATGATTTTTATATGTATGACCCCTTCTTGGTCTATCTGATTCATATGTAGGATATTGACCATCTTGGTCCTCATCTTCCATATAATCTATCATATCTTTTAAATATATTTCTGATTTTCTATATGTATCTTGTTTATAAGCATTTAGTTCAGAAGGATCTATAATAGTAGCAAACTCATCTATATTATTTACAATTCCTGCACTTGTACTATTATTTTGTACTTCGCTTATAACTTCAAACCTTACAAACCAACACAAAGTTCTAGTAAGAAAGTCATCCATCAATGTTTGATTAGCAGTAGTTAAAGTGCCATTGTGATGTTGTGTTTTTATTTCTTCATAAAACTTTTTACCTAATGCAGGTTTTATGTGTGCTAACTCTGCAAG